TGGCTGCTATAGTGGCTTATTGCTTAAATCCAAATAAGCCAACTTTCCAAAACTTGCTAAAAAGCTAAAATATTTCATCGAACTCAGGTTATTTACCTTGGATGCTGTGGATTCTATGAAGCAGGTGCTGGACGACATGATCCTGCCACCACCATGCATTCAGGTTGAAGGCGATGACGGTGCGGAAGACTCACCACTTCGCGTATGGCTGGTATCTCCAGCACAGTACAACTGGTTCGCAAAACAGCCGACCTTCCGTCAGTTCGTATCTGATGCGGTAGCACGTGCATCGAATGCCAAGCTGCATCCGTTGTTCCGTGGTGATGTGGGTATCTGGAACGGCTTCCTGATCCGCAAAATGTCACATGCGATTCGCTTCTTTGCAGGTAATGCGATCAAGTATGCGACCAGTTACACCTCAGAAGCTGAATCGTCAGCGCTAGTACCAGCAAGTTTTGGTAAAGCTCATGCGGTGGATCGCTCAATCATCTTGGGTGGCCAAGCGCTTGCAGAAGCCTTCGCTGCGCACAAGACTTCAGGTGTGCCGTACTTCTGGTCTGAAAAGGCTGATTTGGACCATGGTGACAAAGCTGAACTTCTGGTGGGTGCGATTCGTGGCGTGAAGAAAATCCGCTTTGATGTCGATGTGGATGGCGATGGTAGCAACATGCAGTACACCGACCATGGTGTGATTGCAGTCGATACCGTAGTGAAGATCCAGGGCTAAGGCTGAAACAGGGCTGAGTGATCGGCCCTCCGTCAAATTTTAGGAGTATTTAACTCATGGCGACAATTAAACGTAAAAGCGGATTCGTCAATCGATTTGGTGGTGCGGTGCCATACGGCAACGTGACGGCCTTGGCTTATAGCTTGGCGACCAATGCCACTGGTGCAGTACTGGATTCTGATTCAGATACAGCAGTGAAATCCGGTGATGTAATTGAACTGGGTGTGCTGCCAGTAGGTTTTCGTCTTGATGATGCGCAGGTATTGATTGGAACTGCGATGACCGCAACTGTGACTGGATCATTGGGCTTTAAATATGCTGATGGTGCAGATTCAACTGAAGTACCGCAGGATGCAGCATATTTCATTAGTGCGGGTGCACTGGCTACTGCGGCACGTTTACGTGCAACTGGTACCAAGCTAGTGACATTACCTAAATCAGCGATTTTAACGTTGACCATTGGTGGCGCAGATAATGCCAAAGCATCTGATATCAAGATCGTGGTGTCAGGTGAATTAACCGGTCCACGTTAAGTAAAAGCATAAAAACATGAAGTTTATGGGATGGATGATTTTAAGCGAGTCACCATCCCTTTTTTATATTTCACATGAGGAATCATTATGAAAATCGCCTTAATCGCTACGATCGCACACGGTATTAACTTGGCATATTCTGCATCACTGGGTGATCACTCTCATTTACCCTGGGAAGAAACACCAGAAGAACTCAAAAAAAGTATTGAGTACGGTGTGAAAATGCACTTAGAAAATCCTGAAACGACACCTGAGCAATCACATGAATCGTGGCTTAAGCAAAAAGAAGTAGATGGTTGGGTCTATGGTGAAGTCAAAGATCTTAAAAATAAAACCCATCCTTGTATCTTGCCTTATGATCAGCTACCTGCAGAGCAGAAAACCAAGGACTATCTATTTAAAGCTGTAGTGACTCTACTTAAAGACCTACCAGATCCTGATGATGTATCTGCATTGAATGGCGAACTTATCAAATTACAGTTACAGGCAGCAGCTCAGAAGGCTAAGCCTCAATCTGGTGGTGCCGCACCGGTTGCAGGTGTAACCATTGTTTATCAGGGATCTAAGGAGCAGTATCAAGATAACCTATACGGTACAAAGTTAGTATTTAACCGTGACGTTGCACGTACTGTGCCAAGCAACTATGCCAAGCAGTTTCTGAGTCATCCTGAGTTTAAAGAAGTGGAAGCAGAGCAGACAGCATCATCTGAAGTGCAAGATGATACTGCAGAGATTCTGGCCCAACAGGAAGCCCAGAAAAAAAAGGAGCAGGAGCGCCAAGACCATATCTTCAATGAGGTTGAATCGATCAAGCAGTTCGGTACCAAAAAGGCGGTCACGGATTACATCGAAGCGAAATACGGTGAAAAAGTAAATCCGAACTCATTCAAGCTGGATGAGCTGAAAGACAAAGCGGTTGAGAAAGTACGTCAATTTGGAGTGATCTAAATATGGACTTAAATGAATTGCGTCGACGTTTTCGTGTCGAAGCGGGTGATTCGGTACAGCCATACTTCACCAGTGATGAAGATGTGGATGCATGGCTAAATGACGCAGTTCATGAGGCCTGTATCCGTGGTCGTCTTTTGCATGAATCAGAAGATGCCACGATCTGCCGTATTGAAATTACAGCAGGGCAGGCACAGTATCCGCTTGATCCACGTATCTATGAATTGACACATCTGCGCTTTAATCCTGGTCATGGCCAGTGTGAGCGTGAAGTAAAGCTGACCTCTGAAGAAATTTTGAGTCATCGCTATCACAGCAACTGGCGTACCATGATTGGTGATCCGGTACATGCGGTGCAATCTGATACAGGTTTACGTCTGGTACCACGTCCAGAGCAGGACGGTACCATAATTATTGAAGGCTATCGTTTACCGATTGTTGATATGGTGGAGGATATAGATCAGCCAGAAATCAATCAGACACATCATGCACACTTGGTGCAATGGGCATTGCATAAAGCATTTAGCATTCCTGATGCAGAGTTCATGGATCCGAATCGTGCCCAGATCGCAGAGCTAAATTTCATTGATTACTTCGGGGATCGGCCTGACAGTAATTTACGTCGAGACGTTCGAGAAGACTTTGAGCATTATTCCACGCCGTTTTGGCCATAAGCGCTTACGTACTGTGTAGGGTTGGTCGAATCTAGCCCTACTTTCACATCATAAAGCCATGTTTTTATTTTTTGGAAATAATCATGGCTAATACACTCTACGACTTTTCACGTCAGCGTTTCCTGGAAGCACAAATCAACTGGATGACTGATACCATCAAGGTGATATTGGTTGATAATGCTGCATACACTCCGCAAACAGCGGTACACCAATACTTATCCGATATTCCTACTTCTGCGCGTATTGCAGGTCCAGTAACACTAACCGGTAAAGCTACAACTGGTGGTGCTGCCGATGCTTCTGATTGTACATTTACTTCAGTATCAGGACCTTCAATCGAAGCTATCATTATCTATGTGGATACTGGTACAGAATCTACATCACCGCTTATTGCATACATTGACACTGCAACAGGTCTACCGATTACACCCAATGGTGGTGACATTATTGTGACTTGGGATAATGGTACAAACAAAATCTTTAAAGTTTAATGCTAATTTTCCGTTCGGCATAATAACTGAACGGAAAAATAAAGGTTAGTGGTGATAGTCATGGTTTTTTTTGGGGTAAGTTGCAATTATGCTTAATCAAGAAAAAGAAAAGCCACCGACACAAGGTGTTGGTGTTCACGGTTTTAAAGCCGATGTTTATGCTTGCGATGAGGAAAAGATCATCTGGCAAGATCTGGTACATATTCCAAAATTTCAGATGTTCGCTTTAGAAGTAAGTCTGGGCAAATATGGCCATGTCGGAAACATCATGGAATGGATTGTTGGATTTGTTCAGGACAGTATTCGTTCCAAAAGTGAGAAAGAATTTTTTGCTGAATATGCTACTTGGCATGATGCTAAAGGGTACTGGAAAAATGAAACGGTATATGGAGTATTAATCTGATGAGTTCAACCACCGGTGCGCAGTATTTCAGTCACTTGAATGGGCTTAGCCTGGGGAACATTGTGGGCGATTTAATCAAATTGCTTGATATTTGCCTAGTAAATGGAAAGCCATTACCTGCTATTTTGTCTGCTGAAATTGAGGAGTCCGGGGATTTACATCTGACGTTTGCATCAAACCATAACACCATGCTTTTCCAATATGTACAGTTAGATGGTTTTGACCCTATCGCAATCAACACATCATATCGTGTAGTCGGTACACCATCGTCAACCAAAATTATACTTAAAGCGCAATTATCATCATACACAATCGTCACGATCGGTACCGCTAAGATTACTCCGCTTGGGTATGAAATTATTTATAGTGATACCTTGAAGCGTGTATATCGCGCCAAAAACCCAGGCATAACACACCCATATATTCGTATAGATGAAACAATCAGTAGTGCTACCGGCTCGTATTCT